AGCAATAGTTAAGTCATACGATTATAAGACCAAGACAGCTACAGTAGTTGTATCAGACAGCCAGCCATACGAGCTGCAGGATATACCAGTATGGAACATCTACACAGGCGATGGTATCTTCAACGTGCCTCTACTTGAAGGTACTGCTGGTATGCTTATGTACTGCTCTATAGACGCATATGATTTCTTCTGGAATGGTGAAATTGAGCTCAATACGGTCCGTGTTGGAGCTGAGGCTACTCCAGTGTTTCTCCCTGGTTGGCAGTCATTTATACAAGACTACGATGTACTTGAAGACGGCATACTTCTTGGCTGGAATAACTCAAGGGTTGAGATCCAACCAGATATGCTAACACTGGAATCTGGTGATGGTTCTGTAACAGTTGAGCCAGAGCAGACAACAATTCACGCTGGTAGTAATGTTGCCTTGCAAATTAAGGACAACGGTAAGTTCACTGTAACTAATGCAACTGGTGAGTTCGTAGCTGAGTGTGTTGACATAATTGACCAGATATTCTCCAGCTTAACCACTCCTGGCATATTTGAGTATGTAAACACCGCTGGTGTAGTAACTCCTTGCACCGTTAATGCGGGTGTAGTTGCAGATCTTAAGGCCATAATTGATCCTAAACTAGAGAAAATAAAGTCATTCAAAGCGTAGAAATACCTTAATATAATCATACATTTATTAAAATAATATAATAAAATCCTTGCAATCTTCATAATATTGTGGTATAGTATTCATGTACGGTGGGTTGGATCTTTTAATATTTATATCAGAGAGGGTTACCATGAAACGTTGTATCTATAACAAGTATTATGATTGTCAGTTAGTAGGTTTCGTAGATTTAAACACAGCGCATATTGTCCTTGACTCCTTAGGTGAGGGTGACAAGTATGTGGATATTTCAACCATAAGCGACATACGCCATGACTTCGTATGGGACTTCTCGGCCGGTGGTGTAGTGCTTGACTTCATATCTGATAAATACCTCATTCAGATATCCCCAGATTCAGTTGTAGCAGTTGAACCTAACCTATTTAAGGTTATGAACACAAACTTCATAGTGAAGACCATTAAGTCAACACGCTACTTAGTAGATGTAATTAATAATAATAAGGTTAACCTGGCCCTTACATGGCATAATGACTCTAATGACATTATAAGTGCTTCGCAAATACTTATGAGTTTATATATGTGTGCCAATTGTACTGACTGCGTGAGCTGCAGCTTCTGCGAGGACTGTACCAGCTGTACTGATTGTACACATTTAGTAGGACAGAATAATCAGATCAACGCTCATATGGACTATGCTAATAACACTATAATTAATTACAGAAGGGGTTAACACTATGAATAAGATATTAAGTCTACATTATGCAATAGCCCTTGAGCTTAAAAGGCGCAATATGAGCAGAATGGACCTCTACAAGGCTATTAATATAACTGACGAGGCTGGCTGCTTAATGATGCGTGGTGTAAGGGATGACCTTGCTAAAGTTGCTGCTAGGTATTTATCAATACCAGATCTTCCAGCTGTCTACAACGTATCACTTGGTGAGGCATGTATGATCTACCGCATGGTTAAAGATATAACAGTAAGTGAACTTAATAAGTCACTTGGTATGTCATATATAGGTCACATAGAAAACGGCCTGCCGGTCCCTCATAAGGCTCAGCTTAAAATAGCCAAGAAGATTGGTTATTATATAACACTGGGTACTGTGGCAACATTATCCGCTGCTGACTGTGTACCATTGATCACCACTGAACAACTTTAAATCCAGTGAGCTATAATACTAATGTGATCATTAACAATTGTATGGAGAGTATTATGACACCCGAAGTAACAAAGCTTATTGAGAATAACGTTGCACTTGCTATTTCAATCGCAGTTAAAGTATCCAAGAGATGCAGATCTGTTGACCTTGATGAACTCTGCTCAGAAGCAAGGCTCCAACTTTGCCGAGCTGCTCTTTCTTATGACCCAACCAGAGGGGTTGCTTTCTCAACTTATGCGTACAGATGTATTGAGAGTAAGCTCCTTACATTCTGCCAGAATCAAATCCGCAACCCTATTGACCCGTGGTCTTCTGACTCTTATCATGACCTTCCTGAGACATCATCTTTATCTAAGCCGAGCTTTGTTGGGTCTATTACTTATGATTATGAAGCCATCCTGGATATAGAAGCTGCATCAGCGGCTACTAACAGCAGGGCTGGTATCAAACGCAAGATTAAAGGTGGTGTCAATGCTTAATTATTCAGCAACAGTGCTTGACTATAGTAAATATAAAGACCAGGTTCAACCAGTTGTTGATCTTAAGTCCATAATTACATCTATACAAGATGGTTGCTATGAGTCAATTATTCTTAACCTCCGTAAAATAGTAGATAAGTCAGAGTACGCTGCAAAGAAGCGTTGGCAACTCCCAGCCTTCTTTGCTGGCTGCTCCTTTAAGCAGACCTTGTTGCCTGGTTACAGGAGCAACTGCATTATCCCTAACTTCGAACTTAATGAAGGCATATCAGTGCTTGACTTCGACGGTCTAGCAGCTTCTGATATAGCCAACCTGATAGCAATATTCAAAGACAGGCCCTCAACGGTGTTCCAGTTCCTAAGCCCATCTGGTTCCGGTATCAAGGTAGGCGTTGCACATCAGAGCACAAATGAGCTTGACGTACTAAGACTTATTAAGAAATCCATCCGCATATCTGAATCAGTAGACGCTCTAGTTGATAAGGCAAGCATTAATAACCCGCTGCTTAAGTGCTTCGTATCCAGTGATAAGGCAGCTTGGTATAATGACAGCGTAGAGCCGCTTGAGGTTGAAATAATACAGCCTCAGCAGCGCAGTGGTGTAAGGACATCCTATGCTGCTTGTAACGCTACCTGGGATGATGCTCAGCTCTTCCTAAATGAAATAGCCCCTTATGTAATAATCCAGGAGTACTCCGATTACTTAACAGCTGGTCTGGTGTTAGCTAGATATGTACGTGATGATCTATGGTACCAGATAAATGCTAATAATGCAAGTAATTACTACAGGTGCGCAGATCATGGTGAGGCTGCGCGCTCGTTCAGGCAGTACCTCCAGTCTAATCATCAGCGTGTTACATCAGGGCTACCTCTCCAGGGTATACCCAGCTTGTATGCTTTAACTATGGGCCACTCAGCCTCCTTCAAACAGATAAATGACTTCGCAGTATCTTTAACCCGCAAACCAGGAGCTAATAATGCAAACTCTAATTGAAAACTGGTTACCTATTCCTAACTCAAGAGGTTATGAAGTGTCCAACTATGGTAATGTACGCAATAAATCAGGCAAGCCAGTTAAGTGCCATAAGATATCCACTGGTTACTTAATTGTTGTTTTCTACAGGCCAGATATGAGCCGCTGCACTACACTTGTCCATACTCTTGTTGCTGATATGTTCCTTATTAATCAGCCGAGTGGTAAGTACGTCGTACACCATATAGATGGCAACAGGTGTAACAACGTAATAACCAACCTTGAATACACAGACTACAGCTCTAATCTCAAGGCGGCATACTCCGCTGAAGACGAAGTAAGTATGCGCAATATTATTGACTCTATGGGTGGTGAAACTGAATGTCAGCTTCAGTGCGATATAAGCTCTGGTATGCCAGTTACAGAGATATCAAAGCTGTATGGCTTAAGCAGGTCTCAGGTTGTGAGACTAAGGAGGTACTACAATGCTAAATAATATTGACTTATTATCAGTTCCGACTAATGTACGTTTCCCTAGAGTTGCTCTTAGAGGCTGGGATGACAGTACACTGGTTAATATTGATGAAATGTATCCTGATGGTTACAGCGTTAGGCCTGGTAAGCTTAGAAGCAGAATCACTTGCAGGCGTATGTTTGACTCATCTGAACCAGCTGTCGGTTTCAGTTGGATTACAGGGTGTGTTGCTGTTAATTTTAAAAATGCTATAATATAATAGTACGGGGTTTTTTAATTCATATACAAGAGAGGTTTTGTATGAAGAATGTTACTGCTAACGAAGTTAATGTTAAGAACATTAACTCAGATGTTCCAGCTTCACATGAAGCAACTAAGGATGCAACTTGTGAGTTCTCTGGTTCTGATGAATTCAACATGGACTCGCTTATGGAAGAAATCAAGAGTGACCTTGTCAATGCTGGTAAGATCACTAACACTTTAGATGACCTTAAGTCTACAGCTAAGGAAGTCGTTGGTTATATTACAACTATAACTGATGAGTATCAGGGTATGAAGGTCCTTTGCAATGTTCCTATCGTTAAAGGTAGACAGGTTTATTATCAGCCTGTTGTTGAGGACGAGTCTGGGGATGTCCTTCTTATGACACCAAATACAGTCGACCTTACTAAGACACGTGTTGTTAAGGCCATCTTCAATAGGGCTCTTAATAATTACAGTGGTGGCCTTGACATGCGCTCAGCTTTTAAGGCAGCTGAATCAGACACTAAAGTTAAGCTTGACTCCTTATTTGAGCATGGCTTCTTTGGGTATGCTGTTGGCACACCTGAAGTTACTAATATTCAATTTAAGGCACCATTACGCGCTTGGAAACCAGGTATACAAACATTTGATGAACTTGTTGATAAGGTTGCTTCCAGCCCCAACGTAAGCTGGAGTAATATAGGTGGTGTGAGTATTTCTAAGCTTACTATGGATTATGATCCCAAGTTGGATGAGTACTATAACTTCATGTTTAATAAGCTATTTCCAGATCCAGAACAACGTATAGCTGTACTTAGATTCTTTGCTCTTAGTGCATTCTCTAATCGCAGTGGTATGGCTAGACCTATACTTTACTTACTAGGTGACCCTGGGACTGGTAAATCATTAACACTTGAATTAGGTAGGAGTATAGTAGGGCGTGAAGCTTGTGCACCTTTAAGCGCTGATCTTTCAGCGGCAAGGTTCATGATGCCTAATGGTGCTTATATGACACTAGACGAGACACCAGTGTTGGAGGACAACTCCAAGAGAGAGTTCTGGATGCTGCTTAAGAAGATATCAAAGGCTATAGGTTATACTCAGTGGGATGTGAAGAACATGAAAGCGGCTAAGCTTAAAGTAGGGGCTTATGTAGCTATTGCTTCTAATAACATGGCTATTGCTTCAAGTTCTGGTGACTCTATAGACAACGTGGTATCCATAAAGATGAGTAGAGTCTTCGACGTTCAGGACTGGGTTATGGACAATGGTGTTAACGCTGCTGAGGCTATTACAGGTTCTGCTGGTCTACCTTATGCTTTTCTTAAGAACACTTTGTGGCCCATTTTCATGGAACTTACTAAAATGCCTAGTAGATTCGGTATGCCAATTTATGTTGATCCTTTGTTCAGCGATTTGAGGGCTACAATAAGTGAAGAGACAATGAGGAGCAGCACTGAGAATTTACAACGTTATTGCGTGTTCATAGGCTCATTTAGGGCTCACTTTCCTGAGCATATTAAGACTGCTGACCCAGTTGTTGGTAATTTCTTTGCTTTTAATAATAATTTTTCTAGTGGTTGTAACTCAGCTGAGCAAAGCAGATTATCTAGATATGGTATAGGAGCACTCAAATTATATGATAGTAATTATAGCAGAATAAGCGTTAGTATGCTTATAAAGATGATGGGTGCCCCTACAGGTCAGGCTGCTGTTAGAAAGGCACGTGAAATAGCAACATCTTTAGGTTATCACATACCAGAGAAGTTTGAAGGTAGAGACAACCCTAGTTCATCTAACAGCGTAAGATGGCTGTGGGTTCCTAATTCTATGTTTAGAGTTATTCCACTTAATGAGTTTACTAAATATTATAAGGAAGAACTAGATTCAGTGTTCTCTAATGATACTCGTGATTACGACAACTATAAAAATGCGATAGCTTGCGATGATGTTATAACAATACCAACTGTTATGGCTTCTGATGAAGTTTCAACCTTGTCCAGTCTTTCAACTTTTGTGAGTTCTCTTTCTACTAAAAAATAGCCCTAAATATTATCATATTTCACCACCTAATTTATGCATATTTTTATGTCATTTTTAATGCCATTTTTAATGTTATTTTTAGTGCTATATTTTAGCACAATTTGGGTATATTTTTATCATCTTTTTTCAGGTTATGGTGCTTCTAAAAAATGAATTTAAACCAAGTTTTTTGGTCATCTTATTTTTGCCTTCTGATAAAATGGGTTCATTTTCAGCGGTTGTGTGTTCATCAAAAAGAGGCTTAAAAAAAGTACGAAAAAAAATGCTCTTACTAGTTATATGTTAATGATAGATTAGTATATGTTAATGATGGGTACCCATGAAAGTAAGTTATATGTTAATGATAGATTAGTATATGGTAATGATGGGTACCCATGAAGGCACAAAAACACCATGGGTACCCTTGATAGCACCACTCATGGGTACCCATGAGGGTACACACTATTTTTTGACCTTTAATAATATCATATACTTACAAATGTACTGTATACAGTAGGTATAAAAGTACGAGGTGGGGTCATTCCTATTCCATATAGATATATATACTCTTTTTCTTCTATTTATTACTGTACTTTCGTACTTTAGTACTAATAATAGAATATATATAATAGAATTAGCCAGTTAGGTCCAGTACAAAAAAATTATTTTTTTATTTTCCACGTACTAGTGTACTATTTTTGGTAATATTTTGTACTACCTTTAACATATATATATATAATCATTAAGGATTCCAAGTATTATTATGGATGACACCACACGTTGTAACTCCCTGCCTATTGTAATTGGTTTTTGAACACTAAAAAATAGTATCTAAAAATAGCCATTATTTATGGTGTCATTTTAGGTGTTATTTTAAGGCTATTTTTACCACTACTTTTACCCCTACTTTTTACAGCTATTTTTACCACTACTTTTATGTTCTCGTTTTCATGTATTTTAAGTAGAGCAGCAAACGTTGAAATCCCAGCGTTAAGTTGTCGGCTCATTCCAGTTGTAGGTGCCCGTGCCCTTATACTTGCATCTTTAACTAATTACCATCACAATAGTCTATTAGACGAACGCATTTGAGTTCTAACGCAAAAACATCAATAAGCCTATACCAACATATACCCCAGTATGAAATAGCTCTTAAAAACGATTTTCAGTAAATATATGTACTCAAAATAATATTAGGTATATTAATATAATATTATATATGACATTAGAAACCTAAAAGTGTAAAGCAGAGTTGGAGCTCACTGTTGCAATTATCTTGTGTTGTGATGTTCTTCCGTTGTGTTTGCACATACGTTGGATTTTACGCTGCTGACTTGTAGTATATTTTTGCTATTTGTTTATTATATTTATATTGTGTTATTAATATATCTAATATTAATTAGATATATTTCATTTAGTTTATAATAGTGGTGCTACTATTACGAGACTTTCACAACAAAATTATAACTTTTTTATTACTTTTGTGCCTTATTATGGTATAATATCTCAGACTGGTAGGAAGTTACTATCAGGAAGACAGGAGAATAAAATGGATATTAAGGAATTGATGGACTTACTTAAGAGCAACCCAGAATTGTTAGCACAACTTCAGGAGACGTTTATCACACCAGACGTTGTAACCCAAGCTATTGAATCTAAGAATCCCGCTGTTATGCCAGCAGTAGACAAAGTTGTTACCAAGGCTATCGAAGGGTTTAAGGAGAAAGGTATGCAGACTATACTTGCTGCTAAGAAGGAAGAGTGGAAGAATGAAAACTACTCTGAGTTCGCTAAACAGCACGGTATTAACACAGACCCCAAGTACGCTGAGTTACAAAAAGAAGTAGCCCTGCTTAAGCAACAGGTTACTGAGAAGGAGATTCGTGAACGCAAATCAGCCATAAACGCTGAAGTAACACAGAAGTTAGCCGATAAGAAGATGCCACTTAAACTGGCTACGTTCATATCAGCCAACACATCTGAAGAAGCAACAGCTGCTATTGATGCGCTTTCCACTATGTTTAACGACGTTGTAACCGAACAAGTAAAGGACAAGCTTAAGAGTACTACAACAATCCCAGGTGAAAGTAAACCAGGCCATACTGACACCAATCCTTTTTCGAAGACGAGTTTCAATTTAACAAAACAAGCAGAGCTTATCAGGAATGAGCCTGAGAAAGCCCGTGAATTACAGCAATTAGCTTTAGGAGAAAAATAACATGACATGGCTTAGAACTTCAGAAATGGTTAACCCGCAGCTCCTTGGTAAATACTTTTCGGAGCAGACCGTTGCAAAAAACGCATTCGTGCGTAGTGGTATTATAGAGAACAGCGCTGAACTTTCAGCAATGATCGCAGCTGGTGGACTCACTGGCAAACTTCCTTTCTACAAGATGATCACTGGTGATGACGAAGTCCTTAGTGATGCAAGCGGTGAAGCACTTACCGTTAATGGTACGTCTACTGCTAGCGAAATCTACGCAGTACTTGCAAGAGGAAAGGCATTTGGTGCATCCGACCTCGCAAAAGCATTCTCAGGTGACGATCCTATGAAAGCACTTGGTGATATGATTTCTGACTACTGGACCACAAAAATGTCCACAACCTTGATTAGTTCACTTACAGGACTTTTCCTTAACTCGTCTATGTCTGGACTCGTTCATGACATTTCTGGTGGATCTACAGCAGCTACAAGAATGCTTACTGCTTCTAATGCTGTTGATGCTTTCGCTAAACTTGGCGACAATGCTTCCAAGATTACAGCAATCGCTGTACACAGTGCTACAATGGCAGTTCTTCAGAAAGAACAACTTATTACGTATCTCAGAAATGCAGAGTATAACATCGAAATGCCCACTTACCTTGGTAAACTGGTAATCGTTGATGATTCTCTTCCTGTTTCAAGTGGTACGTATACTTCTTATGCCTTCACTCCAGGCGCAGTTGTTTATGGGGGAAATTCGGCACCTACTCCTATTGAATATGATAGAGACTCCTTAGCCGGCGTCGATATTTTGGTAACTCGATACCATTACGTACTCCATCCTAGAGGAACTTCTATAAATACAGCTGGTATTGCTGGTGCTACTCCGAGTAATACAGAACTCGCTACGGATATTTTCAGCCGCGTATTCGATGTTAAGAATATGGGAATCGTGCAAATCAAGCATAAGAACGCGTAATCGTTCACGATTTAAGGGATAGGGCCCACCTTACGGGCCCACATTTTTATAGGTGAACAATGTCAGCAAGTGCATATCGTAGAGCTAGAGAAATAGCTCTTAAGAAAGTTGAAGAAGATAGATTGGCTTCAGTTGCAACAGAAACTAAAAATAAGTTAGAAGTGCCTACAGTTGATATAACTTTAGAGACTCCAGTGGAAGAAGTAACTATCCAGTGTACTATTTCTAATGACGATCAAGTAGAAGTTAAATCAGAATTAGATAAAGGTAAGCGCAAAAGAAACAAATCTAGTAAGTAGGTTAAACAAAATGTTAGCAACCAAAGCAGAAGTCAAACTCATTGCACCTGAGCTCACATCAATTATTGATGGTAAAGCTCAAAAAACACGTGTATATATTCAATCATTAACTGACAACATAGTTGAAATAAATGATGTTGAATACCTGTATGATGTTCAGCCAGAGGACACAATTGAGGACGTAGCGTTAGGCCTTAAGGCTCTTATAGACGCAGACCCACTACCAGTTGTGACTGTTGTTAACACCCACTACGAAGAAGATGCTTCATATTTAGATTTCAGAGGTGTATATAATGATACATACGCTGTGACAAAGCCGGCAGTAACGCTATTATTAGAAGAAGCTGTGCCCACTCAACTTTGGGATCTTTTTGCAGCAGATATAGATGCACTTATTAATGATGACACCTACATATCTGAAATATCTAGAGCTCAGCGCTATCTTATGGCACACATGTTGACAATTAATAGTCTTAACTCAAATCAGCCAGCTCTTACATCTGAATCTACTGGTGACATTTCACTGTCTTATGCTGATCCATTAGCTGAAGACTTGCTAAGTACAACAAAATATGGTAGAATATATTTAGGTATATATTTCAAAAACCGCAGATTAAGGTACGTATAATGCGCAGTCTTATAACAGTGGGTATATTTGACCCAGAAGTAGTTGAATATGCACTAAAACTTGAGTTTGGTGACAAGGGTACTAGCTTTATGAGGTCTGCTTACGATTCTCAATCTAGTGCTATTGGTGACTATATAGTTGAGCAATATGACAAAGTGTTGAGTAAAAAGCTTTCAATAGAAAAAGCCAGAAAGAACGTTGGTGATTACATAGTAACTTTAATAAAGGACATGATAATTAAAAAGGGTCTCATTAAGACAGGAAGCATGTTAAACTCAGTAGAGGCAAAATATGATAATTAATAATGATTCTCTAACTATCGTTAGCCGTTCTGATGGTTCTTATATAAAAGGCATATATACGCAAGGCACTATTCAAGGTTTTATAATCATGAGATGTAGTGTTCAACCAACCACTGGCAACGACTTAGAGTTTCTACCTGAAGGTGAGCGCCTTAAAGTCAGGTTCACCGCTTATTTAAGTAATAACATAACATTATCACAACATGACACTGCGATATACGAAGACGTTGAGTATAAGATAATATTTAACCAGCAGTGGGTTACTAATATTGATCATAATAAACTGTTCCTAGCACTTATGTAGGGTAATATGAATAAAACGCATAGAGATGCCATTTACGACGCTGTAGCATACAAGACTGGACTAACAGGTGTATGGGCTGAAAAGAAAGGTGCACCCAGAATGACTGGTGATCACTTCATGCTAAAGCTCCTTTACCCTGGAACCACAATAGACCGCAAAGGAAATGTATACTATACAGGACCTGAAGTTAATGGCGTCATTCAAGGCATGGTTCAAACCAGGCTTATGTCAACGCTTCAAGTAACAGTCTTTGGTGACAACACTAACATGCTGAGAGCTGATAACTCACATAAGTTCCACTCTTATTTAAACGCAGGGGAAGTAGTCTGCAATGGGCTTATTAACTCTTATGACGTATCCAGCGTATGGACTGAGTATGAAACTGCTACGGCTTATGACTTCACAATAACTTGGTGCGAGCTGGATAGGGATAACGACCTTGTTGATACAGACGAGTTCATAGAAACAGTAGAGCTTACGCAGCAGGTGGAAGATTTTACCCAACTGGACATAATTCCCAACAGGGGTTTAGTGTTTGACATGGCCCATCAAGGTGACCAGTCGATGGACATTAAGTTAATATGCACCTATATAGATCTTATAGACACTCTTACTATAACAGATGGCACAGATACTGAGGAAATAGGTACTGATTTAGACCCAAGTGAGGTGTATCCCTATACAACCGAACTTATAGGCAACTGCACATTAGCGGCCACTGCTCATGGCTACACCTTTACTCATACCATGAACATAGGCGTAGGTGACTAATGTCACAGCAGCAACTACCACTAGCTGTAATCCATCGTTACTTATCTAAAGATAGACCTACATTAGGCGTACTTGCAATTGGAACTGAATCATTCTGTACGCTGGAGCTGCCATGGCTCAATAATGCAAAGCGCAAGTCATGCATACCGGCAGGGGTGTATCTTTGTGAGATAATAGTAACTGATAAGTTTGGTGAGTGTATACTTATAAACAACGTACCAGGTAGATCGGAAGTGCTACTACACGCTGGAAATACTAAAGATGACACTAAGGGGTGCATACTGGTTGGCATAACTTGCGACCCGGAGGTTCCTTGCGTAAATAGATCTAAAGAGGCACTTAAGCTGCTAATAGGTACAATTAGATCACTGAATAAGGAAGGTAAATTTAAATTGGAGATAATAGATGGCTAGTTCAGCTATATGGTTATTCGTTGTTAAGAATTGGAAGACTATATTGGTGGTCTTAACTGTAGTAGCTATAGCCCTTACTCTATGGGGTATGTCTAAGAGGATAGAGTCGCAGAGTGAGACAATAGACTCGTTGAATACTAGTGTAGAAGCATTTGAAGCCAGCCTTCAGCAAATAGAAGCTGATATAGTAACTATAAAAGAGGCTAATGAGGCACTAACATTTGTAGACAGCTGGATGTCAACTGAAATGATAAGTAACAAAGAGGTAATAGATGAAGTTATTAAGACTGGTGATGATTGGGCTGTTTTTGAGCGCATTAATAAGCTGTTCGGCTACTGCGAAGATGAAGGGTGTAAAGACTGAACTATGCCCCATCCCTGAAGAGCCAGCATATCAGCGCGTACTTATAACTGATTCAGTTACTGATAGGTACCTTAAGATATTAGACAATATAACACTGAATGAGGCATACATAAAGAAGCTTATTATAAGTATAAGGTGCCTTAAAGGAGAGCCGCAAGAGGTTGTAGAAGATAAGAAGTAATTAACCCTTGTCATTCATAGCATCTATTCTAGCATCCAGCCGGTCAATATGCTTTCTGATGGCTATTACGTTGTGATCCCTATCCTCTTCCAGGTTACGTATTCTAATGAACATAAGAACAATAAGTACAACAAGAACTAAATCGAACATGAGTATCTCCATAATTGGTCAGCCTATTAATATTATAGCAAAGTCAAAATATATTATACTATTCATATTTAATAAACCAAACTATCTTTAATAAGTACTTAATATTATTAATATAATGTTATAGTAGTAAAATAATATAAAATAATTACGGAAATATTATTGATTTTTTATACTTTAGTGGTATAATATAACGTGGTGCTTAAGTTAAGCACTTGTTGTTTTTTAATTATTTAGTAGAGGTTGACTATGAATTACAAATTAAAGCTTATGGATCTTAAGTTTGGTAAAAACACAAAACTTGGTGCTAGATGGGTAAACGTTGGTATTAAGAACGTTAATGTATGTCAGGGTTGCTATTTCTTTAATTCATATTTAGAGAGATACATGCTTAATTTACATAGTGTTAGATCAACTGATAGCCACAAACATGAATTCGCTGATGACTTTCATATTATTAGTTACCTTAAAAATAAGGCTTATGATTATATAACTAAGAAGATTTCCATATCTTATAATAATGGCAGTAGAATAGCTACAAAAGAGGTATTTGACCTACCAGAACTTAAGAGGGATAAGCTCAGCAAAGTTGTAACACTGATCTTCACTGGTTTGTTAGGCCAAAATAAGGAATATGATATAACAGATAAGGGACTAGATATTGATTGCTTGAACATACCACTAACTCATTATGTCAATCTAGCCATGAAATGCTCGGTGCCAACATACGTTGAATTAAAAAAGGGAGTTAATCCATTTATGATGTACAATACAGAGTGGTTTGAACTTATGAATGCTATGTTCGATGAATTGTATGGGACACCAGAACTACCAGTTAAAATGAGTGACTACACCCATCTGTTATTTGACTGCAACACCAAATTCACTTGTGATGAATACAAAATTATAGATATAGATGCAAAAGTAGCTGAAGTAAGATATAAAGAAACCCATTATAGTATGGAAAAAGAAGATCATGATAAGTACAACGAGTACGACCGCTGGCACAATAAGGCTTTAGATGTATCACAGTATAGAGCCAAGAACATACCATTGATGAATTATGATCTTGCAATGGGGTATGCGTTCTCAATTATTAATGAAGAAGGTATTGAAAGCGAGCACCCTATATTTGAAGCCCTGCCCTTCTTTAAATCAGCTCTACTTATTCCTAAGTCGGACCCAACAGCTGAAATGCTAGCAATTAATTATGAGGATGTATGCAAGAAGTTTGACCTTTATAACTGGGGAATACAAAGTGTATGGGAGTTAGTTAAAATAGAGGACAGATATGAGTTATTAAATAGCTCCTACGAACCAGAATATACCTTAGTTAAGGATAAATGGTTATATAATTATGAATCAGAATTAGAGAAGAGTTTAATAGAACACAAGAACCGTGATATAAAACTTAGATTATTTGGTCCTAAATAGTCAAGTAAATCTGAAATGCCAGTTCTGATGGGACTGGCATTATTTTATTTAATTTTATAACATAATATGGTATAATATATAGTAATTATTAATTGTATATGGTGGTATTTAAATGATTGATCATGAATACAAGGACACTAAGGCTGATCCAATCTATGAAATGGATGGAATAACAATAATAAACGGAGATTCACTAGAAATAATTCCTAAACTATGTAAGTTTAATGCCATAATAACTGATCCACCATATGGCATAACCGACATAAGCTGGGATAAGCAACCCATATTAATTGAAATGTGGAATAAATTAAAGGATCGAGTTATAGATGATAACAGTGGAATAATAATGACAGCGGCTGAGCCATTCAGGACTGATCTTATAATCAGCAACAGGCAATGGTTTAGGTATGACATGGTTTGGATTAAAAATGCTGCTTCCAATTTCTTATTAGCTAAAAAAATGCCACTAAAAAGGCACGAACACGTATTGGTATTCAGTAAGAAGCACGCTAATTATTATCCAGTTATGAAAACAGGTTACAAGCCAATAAAATCAGCTGCCCCTGGAACAACAGAACACTATAAAATTAAGAGTGGTAGAACAGCTTACGTAAACACCGAAGGTACTAGGTATCCAACCAGTGTTTTGGAATATTCACTAGATACTAGAAAAGGAAAAAGTTGGCATCCTACACAGAAACCTCTAGCTTTAATGGAATATTTAATACAATTATACACAAAACCAGGTGATATAATACTAGACCCATACATGGGATCTGGAACAACACTTATAGCAGCTTATAACACGGGTAGGCGTTGTATAGGGATAGAAATAAGCCCAGAGTATTGTAACAGAGCTATAGAGAGGTTATCAATTGCTAAAAGTCTAAAAGAATCTACTCTAATTAATAACTAAATCTTTAATAAACACTACCGATTGATTATGGCCTTAGACGCCATAAGCACCCTATCCACAACAGCCGCCATACCAAGCCTCTTAATCTGATTAGCCGTAAGTGGGACCACCTTCATGAGAGTATCCACAGCTTCAGATGGTAGATCTAGTGACATATTTGTTGGTTTAAAGTTGGGTATAGTGAAAGTTGTGAATGCGGAACCAGACTTAATAGCTTCTTCAGTACCACCAACAGGAGTATTAGGATTAAAACCTATAATCAAGACATTAAGGAGTTGTGCCAGTCTTGCATAGTAGTAATATATAGTTACATATCTAGCCACATAGGGGTTGATACCACTAGAAACAAGCTGTTGTTCGTTAATTGGAACAATTGAATCCCCAGAAGCATATATCTTAGAAGCAGCAGCATTTAATATTTTATCACTATTTGGGTTAAACACTAGCCTCTCTAAAAAACCACTACCAAAATAGCCAGTATAGGCTTCGTAATCGCAAGGATCGTTTTCATCATACCCAGCATCTCCTGGTCTTCTCCTTGAACTAAATTTGGGTGGGTAGTAAACTGGTAATTTACTATTATCTATTAATGGTGTGTTTAGATTATAGCTACGCTCTATATCACTCCTTAGCTTTTTAATTTTCTCGATATCTTGATACAGGGTTCTATGTAGTAATATATTTAAATCTATTAACCACCTAGTTATATCATATCTTTTAGTAACATCAAGACCTAAAACACCTTTACCTATATTAGGATCAGGTAACCAACGCCCACCACCAAATCTAACGCTACCTCTTCTAACACCATAAGTAGCCTGCAACTTTATTTCTGGTAGTACTAATTTAAATGGCTTATTTGTTTGTTCCATTAAGAGCAGCCTCCAGTTCACCATTCAGACTTGAGTTGATGCTGTCAAGGTCACGCATGCCGCCAAAGAAAATGAACTGTGCAAGGGTTAAAACAAGAAGGCGCTTGCTTCTATCATCAGCATACACTGTAGAGTCACCAGCCTGGCGTATGTACTTATATACCAGTTGAGTGTTGCACAGGTTGTATTCCTTCCAGCGGGTTATAAATATTCGAGGCACGTCAGCAAGTATCCAGTCCTGTTCTATGTCATGCATGCACACAACGAAGCTAGCTGTTACATCCTCAGAAACCCAAGGCCCATCACAAGCAACTGAGTCCTTAAGCCAAGCTTTGAAGTGGTCAGCATATATTGCAACACACTTCTTTATAAGTTGTGACTTAAGAGAGCCATTACCAGTCCATATACCAAGAGAATTATTAACGAAGTCACTAATGTAACCAAACACAACATGCTGGGTTAGTGGTTTTGGCAATGAAGCCTTATAGTTGATCCAGAACTTCCATCCAGCAAAGCCAGCTCCTATAAGCATAACTATCAAGCCTGGTATAACATACCCCTTTTCAATAAGTGAACTACCGGTTGAGAACAGCTGATCCATAATAAGCTCCAAATAGTGTTATCTTTAATATTATACCAAAGCAAATAACTTATTTAAGGTATACCTGCAAAAAAATAGCACTTTATGGTATAATATATAGGTATAAGAAAGGGGTTACGATGCAATCCATTAAAATTGATGCCAATACACTAGATATTTCAACTACAGGATCTAACGTTGACATAGTATCAGGAGCACAAGCCTGGAAGCAATACTTAGAGCAGCGCCTTAGATTATGGAAAGGGGAGTACTTCCTTGACACAACTAGGGGGGTTGACTATGCTAATATACTTGGCAGCAAGAAGCTCCCATCAGAAGATATTTTTATTGACGTAATAGAATCATCAGGCTATAATACTAAGGTGACATCATTCAACATGTCATTAGGAACTGATCGTAAGTTATCAGTAGTGTTTTCATGCACTTGCGATATAGGAACAATTGAAAATATAGAGGTTATTATATGACTATAACTGCATTAGGTTATGAACTTCCACTTATTAATGATATAAGAACAAGTATAGCTGATGAAATACGCATAACATACCCAGACTTGTTGCTTAAGCCTGAAACAGTTGAGGGTCACATAGTTGATCTGGTTGCCAATAGAGTATACCAACTTGAGCTTAAGATGCAGGCACTTTATAATGACCTGCCTGGCAACGCAATAGGCTTAGCCCTTGACAGTTGGTGCAAACTAAAGGGTATTTCTAGGTATGCAGCCACCCCAGCTGTAACAGAACTAACCTTCGTGGGTAATAATGGCACCACAATACCAGCAGGAACAATAGTAGTTGATAACTCTGATCTTAATTATGCAACTCAAGCTGATATAAATCTAACCAATGTATGTAGTAATATAATTCAGATTAACTTTACTTCAGTTCCGACTTCAGGAACTTGGACTCTTACTATAAATGGTGTAAGTTATGTTTTCAATTACAATGTTGTTAACATGTTACTTCATAGTAAGGTTAGTTCCTACACAGGTAATTATGAAGATGGCTTTACTTGCACACTAACAGAACAGCCAAGTACAGTAGCTGTTGTTAGATCAGGTGCATTTAATGCAGTACCAAGCGCATTGATATTAGAAAGTAGTGACTTATTTAAGAACACAGTAACAGCTGTAGCTACACGCCCAGGTCTGTTTACCTCTCCAGCTTGGGCGGTAGCCCAGTTGTCGGTAAGCATAGCTGGTGTTAACTATATATATAACGTATTAGCAAGTAATGAAGGAAGGAATGAGGAGACAGACTCCGAACTCTATGAAAGGTTCACAACGTTGAATGGATCAATAAGCGGATCTATAGAAGGTCTTAAGGAGTCCTTACCTAGGTTCGTTAACGAAGAAATAGACGACGACCCTGTAACCAAGGTACTGGTAAAAACACACTATGGAGCTGGACCAACTGGAGCCCCTAATCCTATAGAGATATATGTATCAGGTGGAGTTAGTAAGGGTCAGGAAATAGCAGACGCACTAAGGCTGCATTTAGTAGCCCCAGGTATAACGCTCTATGGTGACGAGACTTACACCTGCTACGATTCAGATTATTTTGATCATGAATGCAAGTTCTCAAGGATATCTAAGCAGCCTATTTATGTAACAATACAGGTTCAGGTTGATTCATCACTGTTCCCAGGTGCAGACGCTGTAAAAGAAGCACTTGTTGAATGGGGAAACTCACTTGGAGCTGGTGCCAAAGTAATAAGAATACCAGGAGTTACATCTGCACTGTCGGCAATACCAGGTATACTTGATATACCCATACTTACATTAAGTGAAGATGGCATTACATATGTTGCTGCCAACATAGACATAGACCCATATGAAGAATCAGAATGGACATTAACAAATATTGATGTGGATGTTATATAATGGGACTAATATTTACACCATCGAGTCTTACATTTAGATCATTGGTTGGTAATAGCAGCACTAAGAGCGTAGAATTAAGCTCAGAAGGGTTTTTATTCAATGGGTTCACATCTACACCTGGTAGATCATTTACTGTTACAGACGCAGTAATTAAGCATCTTCACAATGGTGTTGTATTCACTGAAGGTGTAAGTTACTATGTACAGCCTAATGGTAGCATATCAGAAACACTTTCAACGTGCTTAATAGGTATAGGTAACAGCGCTGGTGGTCTTAATCTTACATTTAAGAGGCTTCTGATAGACTCCCTCAACAACGGAGATCCTTTCTACTTCCTTGGTGAATTCACAGAAGGTGTTCATTACTTCTTCAGCTCCGCTGGCGATAAAATAGTCCCAGCATCTGACCCTGACATTACACCTTGGTATGCCGGAATAGGCAACGCTGATGGTGATATTGATGAGGACATTAGGCAGTTGAAAATCTATGATGTTGACAGCCCTGCTAATGTTCAACTTGATGTTGAGTTCAATGTAACTGGAAACTATGTACTGTTGAGTGGTAAAATTGTTGTAAGAGCCTACAACGGAGTTTCATGGATTAAAGTAAGCACTGGTGATTATGTCCAGTGTGCTGATGGAACATTCACAATACCAGTTACTTTACCTTCAGCGAGTTTTGCTGTGAATACTAATGTTACTATTGGCTGTTTCGATTATGAGACTTATGATTTGAATGGCACTGATACAAGTGATATTATTGCCACAGTAACAATGGATATTCCCGAACTTACTGCTGGAACTGAAGGAACTATTACTGGAACTTCAAACGGCTCAGTTGTTGATGTCTATTCAAGGGTTTCCAGTCCGGAAGGTGAATGGGCACTTTTTGATGGTACTGTTGCTGTAGACGAAACAGGCAACTGGACGGCAACTGGAACTATTGCTACAGCAGAAACATATGACTTCAGGGCAGTTGATACAACTGATCCTGATGGATTTGTGCAGGTGGAAGATGTTGTTGTGGCAAGTGCATCAACTGCAAAATTAACAATGAATTGCACTTGCACGGCATCCACACCAACGAGTATATAAGGAGGAACATAATGAAAGACAAAAATAAATCACACAATTTAAAGTGTAGAATAGCTGATTTTGAATATAAATCAGGGTCAAAATCAGGGTCAAAGCTCACCGTTAAAAACGAAAAAGGCGAAGTAATCCATGATGGAGCTTTCAAGAGTTTCACTGCTAATTTTATGAAACTTCTGTATGGCAATATGATGGGTTCGGGAACTGTTGCAGCAAAGAATCTTAATGGAGATGATTCGCTGATAAATGAATACCCGAATGTCAATATGAATCTTTCTCGTGGTGCAGGAATTCAGAAATTCGGAATAGGTGTTGGTAGCTCAGCAACAGCGGTATCCAGTTCTGACAATGTTTTGTCTTGGGTCGCAGGGTTAACTTATCAGAATGTTGTGGTTGGAACTCCTTCAGTTGATGGTTCGACCATCAAACTCAATATCACAAGAGAAATATCAAATACAAGCGGAAGTACAAAAACCCTATACGAATCGGGGTTGATTATTGGTTCAGAAAGTGAAAGTAACAAAAATGTTTTGATAGCCCGTGATAATGTTGCTGTAACTCTTCTCAATAATGAGAAATCAACATGGACTTATTCAATAGTTGTTGATTTTGATACTACAGGTGGATTTGTTAAGAATTTTCTTGATAGTTTCATTACAACTTGGACACAAGCGACAGCAAGTGCTGCTTTTTCCGCAAGGCGTTACCATACTTCAGTGGTTTTTGATAACAAAATGTGGGTCATTGGTGGATATGATGGAAGTACCTATTTCAGCGATGTATGGTATTCTTCAAATGGGGTTACTTGGACACAAGCAACAGCAAGTGCTGCTTTTTCCGCAAGGCGTTACCATACTTCAGTGGTTTTTGATAACAAAATGTGGGTCATTGGTGGAACTACTGGAAGTACCTATTTCAGCGATGTATGGTATTCTTCAAATGGGGTTACTTGGACACAAGCGACAGCAAGTGCTGCTTTTCCCGCAAGGAGTTCCCACACTTCAGTGGTTTTTGATAACAAAATGTGGGTCATTGGTGGATATAATGGAAGTACCTATTTCAGCGATGTATGGTATTCTTCAAATGGGGTTACTTGGACACAAGCAACAGCAAGTGCTGCTTTTTCCGCAAGGTTTGTCTATACTTCAGTGGTTTTTGATAACAAAATGTGGGTCATTGGTGGATATAATGGAAGTACCAATTTCAACGATGTATGGTATTCTTCAAATGGGGTTACTTGGACACAAGCAACAGCAAGTGCTGCTTTTTCCGCAAGGCGTTCCCACACTTCAGTGGTTTTTGATGACAAAATGTGGGTCATTGGTGGAACTACTGGAAGTACCAATTTCAACGATGTATGGTATTCTTCAAATGGGGTTACTTGGACACAAGCAACAGCAAGTGCTGCTTTTTCCGCAAGGTTTGTCTATACTTCAGTGATATTTGATAACAAAATGTGGGTCATTGGTGGATATGATAGAAGTGCCAATTTCAACGATGTATGGTACAATGGAAAACAATTAGAATCAAGCTCAGGTGCTAACGCTGATACTTACGGAATAGTAGTAGGTACAAGCAACGCCGCATTTTCTTCAACAGCTACCACTCTGTCCGC